GCGGTACTTCTTCGTGCCCTGCCCTAAGTGCAGTTATTTCCAGACCTTGAAATGGTGCAATGTCCTGTTTTCCTTTCCAATCCTGGGTGGAACGGGTGACCCGCCTGGAAGCTCCCCGGCCACAGTCCTCGAACGTCGCCCTGCCGACGCCGTCCTTGTCTGCGACAACCCAGAGTGCCGCGCGCATCTCACCGACGCCGACCGCCTCGCCATGATTTACGATGCGCGATCGCACTGGCGCGCCACCGCGCCATTCACCGGCGTTCGCGGGTTTCATCTGAACGGGCTGTACACGCCCTTCAAACCCAAGCGCGGCTATCGGAATCGACTTCACCAAGCCGCCGCCGAATTCCTGGCCGCCAAAAAAAAGGGCCACTTCGACATCATGGTTTGGGTCAACACCTTCCTGGCGGAGACCTACGAAGAGATCGGCGACCGAAGCGAAACCAAGGATCTGCTCAAGCGTCGCGAGAATTACGGGCCCGAACTCCCGCCGGAGGTCCTCGTGCTCACGATGGCTGTGGACGTCCAAGGCGACCGGCTCGAGCTCGAGGTCACTGGGTGGGGCGCGGACTTCGAGAGTTGGGCTGTTCAGTATTTGATCATCCCAGGAAACCCGTTGCAGCCGCAGGTTTGGCGCGAACTCGACGCCGTCTTAGAGCGCACCTGGCGTGCGCGCACAGAGCAAAGCGCAGAGAGCAAAGCGCAAGACACCCCTTCCCCCTTAGCTCCTGGCTCTTTGCCCGCTCCGCGTGAATTGCACATCCTTTGCACAACCATCGATTCCAGCGCCTACACCGACGAGGTGTTGGGTTACACCAAGCCGCGATTTGCGCGGCGCGTTTTTGCGGTGCGCGGCAGCAACATCCCAGGCCAGCCACTTGTCGGGACAATCAGCCGGAACAACCGGCGTCGCGCACCCGTTTATCGTATTGGGACAGACACAGCCAAGAGCATCGTCCACGGCCGATTGAAGCTGGAGGCGTCAGGACCTGGCTACATGCATTACCCGCGGGGCGACGAGTATGGGTTTGACGACGTGTACTTCAGCGGCCTGACAGCGGAAGAGCCGCGCGTTGTGTACACCAAAGGCATTCCCAAGCGCGTTTGGGTGAAGACACGGCCGCGCAACGAACCGTTGGACATCCGCGTGTACGCGGCCGCGGCCATCGCCATCCTGCAGCCTGATTGGAATGTGCTAACTAAGCGGCTCGCTGCGAAAATCCGGACTTATACATTGCAACCGTACAGCGACGCGTCCCCGACGCCTGCTGATTCAAATGCGACACTGGACCCAAATCAAATTGCAGCAGCACGCGCGAATCCGCAGGCGTCCAAAACCGTCCGCCCCTCAAAACCTCCTGGCAGCTCCAAAAAAAACTTTGTGACCGGCTGGAAGAAATACTGATTCCCATGCACTACAGAAACGGCAGAGAAGCAAAAAACGGTGACAAGATAATCCAACTCCAAACGGATGGACCTGTCATCACTGCGGTTGGAGTCCTCTACGATGCGACTCCTGGAAACGACTACTGCAACGGTTACATCGCGCCAACCCAGCAGCAACCGCATGGAGCGTGTATGTGTGACTGCCTGCATGTGGACGACCTCGCGGCCATCCTCGCTGAGAAGGGGCTGGATAAACGACCGAAAGGCAAGTGATCATGGCTCAACCCGTCAACCTTTGCGAAAAACTCGCTGGCGAATGCTACGAGGCGTACTGCGTTGCGGTCGGCGGCCGCGCCTTCAACGGCGATGTGCTTCCGAGTTGGCTGATCTTCCGCGCGGATCCCACCAAGCGAAAACAGAGTGACGCCTGGCTGCAAGTTGCGATCGTCGCTGCGGAAGGCGTCATTAGAGTTCTCACTGGCACCGACGACCCTCTTTTCCCACGCTCCACGCTCCACGCTCCCACGCTCTAACGACCCCCGATGGAACCCTCCGCCCTTACCGCCAACACAAACGTCATCTGGAACGAGACCGTCTCGTTTGATCCAGGGGACGGTCGCACAATTGGTAGTCCGGTGGACGGCTGGACATTGAAATACCGTTTTCGCGGACCGGCGAACTACACCATCGTCGCGGGGCCCAACGGCGCGTCGCACACCGTCACCTTGGCCGCGGCCGTCACCAACACGTACGCACCTGGTGATTACTGGTGGTTCAGTTACGTCGAGAAAGGCGCAGAGCGTTTCGACTACAAGAGCGGTCGCATCACCATCAAAGCGGATCCCGTCGCGGCGACGGCCGCATTTGACGGCCGCACCAACGCGCAAAAGATGATCACGGCCATCGAGGCCATGATGCAAGGCACCGCGTCGCGAGAAGAGCAGTCGTACACGATCAACGCTCCTGGCGGTGGTGGACGCAGTTTGAGTTTCTTCCCGCGCGAGGACCTCATCAAATTCCTGCAATTTTTCCAACGTGCCCGCGAGGCAGAAGTCGCCGCCGAAAACGCGGCAGCCGGCCGCGGCACCGGTCGCCGAATCCTGACACGGTTCACCCGCTCCTGATGATCGCATTTTCCATCGGACAAATCGTCTATTTGAAGATCAAGGCTGAAGTGCCCGGGATGGTCACTGGAATTCTCGTCCGCCCAACCGGCCCCCTCTTTCTCGTCACATGGTCCTCGGACATGACCGAGCGGTATCACTACGCAGTCGAACTCACGGCGGAGAAGAGCTTCGCAACAGTCGAATGAAGGCCTTCCAAAGTCTCAACTCCGTGGCCCGGCCGTATCCCAGCCAGACATTGACCAGCGCCGAACCCAGCGAGCTCGTCGGCGCCCTCGGCCATTTGGTGGACCTGTACAAATGCCGCAACGACCGGTATATCGCAGCCGACGACAGTTCTCTCCCCGATCCCATTCTCCTCCGCATTCAGCAGCTCACTGATCTGATCATCGCTAAAAACGGAATTCGGCCCACTCTCGCATGAACAAAATCGCCCTTATCATCGGACTCCTATTTTCCGCCCCGCAAACAGCCGGAGAAAAACGCGCGGCAGACAAAGCACGCATTTCACAGCTCTGCGTCCCCAAAACATTTGCTATCCGCAGCTCGCCTTTTCGCCTTCCGAACCAGCGTCAACGCCGGCGCGACGCCCGTCGCCGCGGCGAGCCCGTCGCCTGCTAGAGTGGCACGGGCGCTCCGCCCGTCCTTCCGTGCGACCCGCGCGGAAGCCCCTTTCCCATCCGTCTCATCCGTCTCATTCGTCCCATGTCCATTCTCGACACCCTTTTGTCCCGCATCGGCTACAGCCCCACGCCGCCCAAGCGCGCCCAGCGCGACTTCACTGCCGCGTCGCAGAACCGTTTATTCAACGACTGGATCATCAACGGGGCCTCGCGCAACGAGAAGATCCGGCGCGGGCTGGTCACCATGCGCGCGCGCTCGCGCGACCTGTGTGAGAACGACGACTACGCGCGGAAATTCGTCGGCCTTTGTAAGACCAACATCAGCGGACCATTTGGCGTGAAGAACGTCATGGACATTGTTGATCCCAACGGCAAACCCGACACCGTCGCGAACAAAATCGTTCAGGACGCCTGGCTGACCTGGTGCAAGAAAGAGAACTGCACAGTCACCGGCCAACTATCGATGGCAGACGTGCAGCACGTCATCATTGAGACCTTGCCGCAGGACGGCGAATTCCTCGTGCGCAAAGTCCGCGGGTTCGACAACCCGTTCCGATTCGCGTTGCAGCTCCTGCCCGTGGATTGTCTGAACGAAGAGCTGAACAAGGATCTGCCCAACGGCAACAAGATCCGGATGGGCGTCGAGCGCGACGTGTGGAAACGGCCCGTGGCGTATCACATCCGCACCGAAGACACCTCCGACATTTTCTACTCGCTGCAGGCCGACACAAAAAACGAACGCCTCCCAGCCAGCGACGTGATACACGGCTTCATTCCGACGAGCATCAATCAGCTTCGCGGCATACCGTGGTTCCACACCGCGGCGCCAGGCATGCATATGCTTGGGGGATACGAAGAGGCGGCCGTCGTCGCCGCGCGGTCCGGCGCAGCCAATATGGGTTTTCTTGAAAAGACCCCTGACGCCAACGGCAGCTACGTGGCTGACGACGAAGACGAGAGCGGCAACAAGATCAACGATTTTTCACCTGGCACAATCGAGGCGCTCCCAGCCGGCTACAAATTCAGCGCGTCAGACTTCGATTATCCCCACGCGCAATTCCCGAGCTTTTGCAAACACGTGTTACGCCGGATCTCTGCGGGCCTGCAAGTGTCGTACAACTCACTCAGCGGCGACCTGGAGTCCGTAAACTACTCATCGATCCGCGCTGGCCTCCTGGAAGAGCGCGACGTTTGGATCCTTTTGCAGAACTGGTTCATCGGTCATTTCCTCGCGGACGTATTCAAAGATTGGCTCACCATGTCCATTGCCACGCGACAAGTGGCACTGCCCCAGGCCAAGTTTGAGAAATTCAATCGCCCATGTTTTGTGGGTCGTCGCTGGCCCTGGGTCGATCCGATGAAAGACATAATGGCGAAGAAAGAGGCGATCGCTGCCGGGCTCGACACCCGCACCGACACCATTGCTGAGATGGGCGGCGACCGCCGCGAAGTCGATCGGACATTGAAGGAAGAAAACGACGAAGCCGCCAAAGCCGGCCTGAAATTCGACGTCGCCACCGACCCATCCTTGTTGATCGAAGACCCGAACCCACCCGCGCCAGGCGAAGCATAGGAGCGCAGCGTTTACGCTGCTTCACGCTCCGGCCAACACCGCAATCCATGAAAAACACACCAGACCCTTATCACGCCGGCGCCCGCGCTGAGCGTGTCGCTTTTCTCCGCCACTTACGCCGCGAGCTGCCCATCCTGGAGCGCTCCCGAGTCATCGCCTGGGTCAAGGACCGCGCCAAGCGGTATCGCGCCCGCGCTGGCGGATTGTGAGGAGCGCGGCTCTGCGAGCCGCAGCAAGCCCGGCAGCCGGCCAGATTACCCTTTAACCTAAAGGTGAACTCGTGCATTAACGGCCGTCAGCAATGCAGACTGCGGACCTTGAAGCCGAAGACGGCACCATTCGGATCCCTTGGGTTATAGACGACCGCGCTGATTCGTCAGCTTTAGGCGGCCGGCTGTTCGATCTGTTGCCGCAGATGCACGAGCTGAGCGTGTCACCCCGTTGGCGGATGTATCTGGACACGTTGCCGCTCGCTGAGCGGCTGCGTAAGAGAGCAGCCATGCAAACCATCGAGACCCATTGCCACACGTGAACCTCTTTCGATACGCAGTTGAAGACAGCGCCGGCGCAGGTCGCTTTTACACTGACCATCTTGAGAAAGCGCAGATCTTCGCCCGCGAGTACAGCAAGCCAGGCCTGCATTGCAGCATCACCGATCGCGACTTCCCTGGACTGGTGAAATGGTACTTTGCCGGCAAAGACACCAGCCGGTTCAAACCCGTGGTCTGATTTCCCTCTCTCTGCGTTTCTGCGCCTCTGCGCCTCTGCGGTTTTTCCCTCTCAGCCCGGCTTTGTGCAAATCAGTTCCTTTGTCATTGGAGGCGCTGTCGCGCATTTAACACGTAGTGACTGCACCAGCGTTGCCATACAAAACCCTCCCGGCTTTCGACAAGCCACAATCCCGCTCATTTAGCCTCACCAAAGACTGCATCGACATCGAGAACCGCACAGTGGATGTCGCCTTCAGCAGTGAAACTCCAGTCGAACGTTGGTTCGGTTTCGAGATCCTCGATCACAGCAGCGGCGCCGTCGATCTGTCCCGCCTTAACAGTGGCGGCGCCGTACTTGTTGACCACAACACACGCGACCAGGTCGGCGTAGTGCAAACGGCCGTGATCAGCGCAGACCGCATCGGGCGCGCAAAGTTAAAGTTTGGTCAAAGCGCACGAGCCAAAGAGATTTTCCAAGACGTGGTGGACGGAATCCGCCCCAACGTCAGTGTCCAATACGAGATTAAGAAGATGGTCCGTGAGAGCGAGGCGGCCGGTGTGGAAACCTTCCGCGCGACCTCATGGACCCCTTTCGAGATATCGTTCACCCCTATCCCAGCCGACCACAAAGTCGGCGTCGGCCGTTCGGCCGATTTATCCGTCCCAGAAGTCCCATCAGTCCCACCCATCGCCCCCCTCACCCCAACACCCCCTCAAATGATCCTCAATCGCACAATTTTGTTAGACCCATTGGCTCCCGCAGGCCTGCCCGCCGCGCCCGTCACCATCAACGTTCAAGAAATCACGAACAACACGCGCACCGCTGAGGTGACACGCGTCCGTGAGATCCGCCCCCTTGCCAAAGCCCACAACACTTTGGACATCGTTGACGAAGCCATCGAAAAAGGCACAGAAGTTGACACGTTCAAGGAAACGATCCTGAAGCGCTACGGCGCCAAGCCCATCGCCGTTGCTGATTCGTTGATTGGCCTGAGCGACAAAGAAATCAAGCAGTACAGCCTGTTGCGCGCGCTGAACTCCCTCGCCAACCAGCGCCCGCTGGACGGCCTCGAGCTCGAAGCCAGTAACGCCGTCGCCAAGAGCACCCGCCGCGAAGCCGCAGGGTTCTTCATCCCGCACGATGTCTCGAGCCGTGGATTTTCCTCGAGCAAAGATTTGAGTAACCGCGAACTACTGGCCGCCTTCGCTGGCATCCAGAACCGCGCATTGAACGTCACCACAGCCACCGCTGGTGGATTCACCGTTGGCACAGACCTGTTGACCGGCTCCATGATCGAGCTGTTGAGAAACAACATGGTCGTTTCCCAGCTCGGCGCACGCAGCCTGAGCGGGCTCGTCGGCAACATCGCCATCCCCAAGCATACCGGCGGCGCCACGGCGTACTGGTTAGCGGAAGGCGCGACGATTACGCCATCGCAGCAAACGTTCGGTCAATTGGGCCTTACGCCACGATCGCTGAACGCGTACACCGCGTACACCAAGCAACTCCTCGCGCAGAGCAGCATTGATATGGAAGCGTTCGTCCGCGGCGACCTCATGGCAGTCCTGGCCATCGCCAAGGATTTGGCCGCCATCAACGGTGCAGGCGGCGCCGAGCCCGTCGGCATTTTGAACACCACCGGCGTCGGTACCATCACGTATTCCGGCGCGGCCACATGGGCCAAGGTTGTCGAGAGCGAAACCACATTGGCGACAGCCAACGCACACCGCGGCAACATTGCCTGGCTCAGCTCACCGGCCACGCGCGGCAAATGGAAGACAGTCCCGAAGGTCACCGCGCAACCGATTTACCTGATCGAAGGCGGCCTGGCCAACGGCTACCGCTTCGAAGCGACGACACAGATGCCCACCTCGCCCACGGCGAACCAAACCATCCTTGGAAATTGGTCGGATCTTATTTTGGCCGACTGGGCTGGAATCGACATCACCGTTGACCCGTATTCATTGTCCACATCCGGCCAGGTCCGCATAGTCGTGAACTTGCTTTGCGACATCGGCGTCCGGAACCCGCTGTCATTCGTCGTCAGCACCGACACCGCCGCGGCGTAAGCACAGCACCGCAAAGTTTCTGAGAGCGCAAAGATTTCCCCCTTTGCGTGCCTTCAGAACTTTGCGGTGAAAACAGTTTTCCCCAATGACGCGAATAATCATCAAGCAGTCCACGATCATCAAAGGCGTACCTGCTTACGAGGGTGATCGCGTCGAGACCGACGATTCGACTGCTCGGTTACTGATCGGCCTGAAGCGCGCCGTCCTCTTCACTGAAACTCCCGTCACCTTTCCGGCAGTCAGTGAACCGGCCGCTCAGGCCCCCCAAAAACAAAAACGCAACTAGTTCCGCTCTGCGCCTCTGCGTCTCTGCGGTTCAAACCAACACCCTTCCTTTTCCATGACAATCGATCTCAAAAACAACTTGGTCGTCAGCCGCACCTTTGCGCCGCTGTCGCGAGTCGCGAGCGCCAACGGCGCATCACTCGATCTCAAAGATTACGTCGGCGACGTCCTCGCCGTCATTGACAGCGGCCTCGCTACGGCCGGCACATTGCCCACCGCAGATTTCACCATTGAGGATTCCGCGAACAACTCGAGCTGGACTGCGAACACAGCAGCACTGAGCGCCGCCTTCACTCAAGTCACTGACGCGGCGGCCGTGTTGCAGACCCGCAACATTGATACCCGCGCTTGCCGTCGGTATGTCCGCGTTGTCTTTACGCTCGGCGGCACAGACGCCCCCGCGTTTCCCTTCAGCGCCCATTTCCTGGGTCAAACCAAAGTCCAATAGAAAGACCACTGACCACTGACCAAAAGACCACGAGACCTTCGGAGGTCCAGTAGTCCGTAGTCCAGTAGTCCCCCCAAAAAAAGCCATGTTACCCATCGATCTCAAAAACAACTTTATCGTCAGCGAAACGTTCGCGCCCGTATCCCGCACCGCGAGCGGCAACGGCACAGCGATCGATCTCAAAGATTACGTCGGCCAGGTATTGGCCGTTGTTGACTGCGGCGCCAAGACAGCCGGCACCAACCCCACCGCTGATTTCACCCTTGAGGACAGCGCGAACAACAGTTCATGGGCCGCGAACACAACCGCTTTGAGCGCCGTGTTCACGCAGACCACAACCGTTGCTGCCCTCCAAACGCGCAACCTCGATACCCGCGCGTGTCGTCGATACGCCCGCCTCGTCTTTACGATCGGCGGCACAGTCAGCCCTGCGTTTCCGTGCGGCGCCTTTTTCGTCGGCCAGAAAAACGTCCAATAAACTCCCTGGGTAGCACAGGCGACCTTGCCTGTGCTGGCCCGGCGACCCGCCGTCCAGTTCCCAAAATCCGCCGCATGACCGTCGCCGCGCGAATCACTGCTGACCTCGCGAAATTCTTCAACACAGGAGATTTCGCGACCGCAGTTTCGTACACGCCGGCGTCCGCTGCAGCTCGCAGCATCAACGTTCAGTGGTACGAGCCGTATGAGTATTCGGCGCCGGCGGAGATCCCATTTGAGAACAGCGGTCCGGCTGTGCTCGCGCGCACATCGGATGTGAGCGCGGCCAAACAACGCGAGACCATCGTCAAGACCGCCGTCACGTACTACGTCATCGCCGTCCACCCGACTGGCGACGGCACAACGTTCCTGTTGCTCAGCAAACAGTGACCATTTCCGCTTTTCCGCTTTTCCGCTTTTCAGAATGTCAGACAGCCGCCGCCAACTTCTAGTCGATGCCGTCCGCACCCGATTCGCCACGATCCTCGTGAGCGGCGGATACGAGACCAACATCGGCGCAAAGCTGTTCGAGTGGCGCGTCACGGAGTTGGAGACCGCTGATCTGCCCGCGTTGAACTTTCGCGACACGAGAAATGTCACCGAGCAAAAGCTCAGTCACATCCACCAGCACGCCTTGGAATTCGAAGCCGACGTTTTAACGGCCGGCGTCAGTGAGACCCCCAAGCAGATCCGCAAAATGATTGCTGACGTGGTCAAGTGCATCGGCGTCGATCGCACCTGGGGCGGCATCGCGTACGACACCGATCCTAAAGAGGACGTGTTGGGCATGGACCAAGCTGGCCTGATCGCAGGCGGCGCCCGGATCAAATTCGTCATCAAGTACCGCACCCGCTCCTTTAACCCGTACTCACCGCAGTAACCCACCGCCCAATCCTCAATCCGCAATCCGCAATCCGCAATTCTTATGGCCACATCCGTCACCTACACCGGTCCGCTACCAGGCGGCTACATTATCGACAGCACAGGCGCCAGTTTCGCTTTCACCCGCAACGTTGCAGTCAGCCTGGCTGACGGCTTAGCCACGGCCATCCTCGCGCAGAACGCGAGTTTATGGACGGCAGGCGCAGTCGTCCTGAACACCGCCGTCACATTGACCGCGGCTGCTGGCATCACAGCCCTGGATTTGTCCGGGTTGATCCTCGTGCCCGGTTCCGGCGTCGTCACCATCACGGACAACACCGCACTGGCCAGCCTCGATATTTCCGACATCACCACTTTTGCCGGCGCATTGGATTGCCACGGCAACGCGTTGTTGACCGTCGTGACCATTACGTCGGCCGTCAGTTTCGGCGGGAACATCAACTTTAGCGGCTGCGCCCTTTTGGCCGCCAGCATCAACAGCATCTTGGCCCGAGCCGTCGCAGCCAGCATGACCTCGCACACCATCAACTTGAGTGGCGGGACGAACGCAGCTCCGACAGGCCAAGGCGTGACCGACAAAGCCACACTCATCGCCGCCGGCGTCACCGTCACCACCAACTAAGTCGCCCCCACACCAATCCAATAATCCACCAATCCCCTTAGAACCACATGAGCCAAGCCTTCGGACACAACAGTTGGATCGGCGTCGGCGCCGAATCCACGTACGGCACAGCCGTATCACCCACCACCTTTATTGAGATTCAGAAAGAATCGCTCAAAGGAAAACACAGCGCGCTCTCGAAGCCCAACCTGCGTTCCCCGAGCGCACGGTACTACGTCAAAAGCAAAAAGGACGTGGGCGGCGCCGTTGACTTTCAATTGCCCTTCGAAGGCGCGGAGCTGCTGTTGAAGCACGCCTTCGGCGCAGTCACCACGACCACGCCAGAAGTCGGCCGCAAACAGCACGTCTTTTCCTTGGCCAGCAACTTGCCCACGGGCCTGACGTTCCACATCAACCGCGACGCCTTGAACATTGGCGGCTCGAGCGCGTTTCAGTACGTCGGTTGCCAGATCAACAAGCTGACCATCAAGCAAAGCCTCGAAGACATGCTCATGTGCACAGCGGACGTGTTGGGCCGCGACTGGTCCAACGTGGCAGTAGCCACGCCCACATTCCCCACGTTCAAGCAAATTGACTGGGAAATGCCGATCTTCCAGATCGACAGCGTGGACGTCCCCATCAGCGATTTGGAACTCACCATTGAGAACGCGTTGGCCAGCGATCGCTACAAACTCGGCAGCCGCGTGCGCAAGGGACTTGGTCGAAACGGCCCGCGCAAAGTCAGTGGGAAGTTCAACCTCGAGTTCGACTCGTTGACCTTTTACAACTACTACAAGAATTTGACGGCCGGTGTGTACAACATCACCTGGACCGGCGGCACCTTGGTCACTGGCAACTACAAATTCCAGCTCGACCTGCCCAAGTCACTTTGCACCGATGGCGAACCCAGCGCTGAGAATGCTGGTCCTATCATCCTGCCCATCGCTTTCGATGCTTTCGCATCGGCAGCCGACAACGACGAAGTCGTGTTGACCCTGCACAACACCGTTGCCTCGGTGTAATCCCTGTAGCGGCGGTCGTAGATGACCGCCGCCCTTGATGGGAGAGCGCGATCCGCTCCGGTCGCCCGTTCTGGTGTCTCACTGGAACGGATCTTCCAGCCTGGCCCTCTGCAGTCGCACATCTGCGGAGGGCTTTTTTACTTTTATGACACGCAAACAACTCACCCTACCGAGCGGCGCCACGTGTTGGATCCGCAAAGTGTGTGCGCAGGACTACATCGCGCACGGCAACGCGGACATCCCGACGTTGTTCGCCGACGCCGCGCTAGTGAAAGCCCGCGCCCAGAAAAACGAACTCACGCCCAAGGAGATCCAGAGCCTTCTCCGCATGACGCGGATCGTTCTTTTGTGCTGCGTCTCCCCGCTGCAGTTCCCCCCGCCCGGGAGTGCGAGCGTCCCCGCCGGGAGTGCGAGCGTCCCCGCGAGCACTGAAATAATTCCCCCTCCCGCTCCGCGCAAGATTGTGGACAAACCCTTTTGGGACCGCGCCGAGAACGAGATCACCATCGAGGAGTTAGATCCCGAGGACGCCCAAAAAATCGTTGAAGAGATTGCGATTCTCTCGCGCATGACAAAGGAGGCCGCATTAGCGGCCCGTCCATTTCCTGCGGAACAAGAAACTCCTGGTTCAACTGCACCGAGTAGCGAAGCAGTACGGCCGGCTCCCGACGGAGCTGCTGAACCTGCCGCTTGATGAATTGTCGCTAAACGCGCACATCGCCCGGATCGGCGCCGAGGCCGATGAAGAAGAGCGTAAAGAGCGTTAGAGCGTAAAGCGTCAGACTCATTCGCCCCATCCGTCCCATAAGTCACATCCCCACCAGCACGTGGCCAACATCGTTGAAATAGTCATACGCGGAATCGACAAGACCAAGGACGGCTTCACCGGCCCCATCAAGAACCTTGGCGATCTCGAAGCCAAACTGGCGAAGGTTCAGCCAGTGTTGATTGCCCTGGCTGCCACGGCGGCGGCCGCGTTTGCGTCTATGGTCACTCATCAGATCAACGTTGCTGATGAGACCGGCAAGATGGCGCAGAAAGTTGGCGTTGCCACCGAAGCGCTGAGCACGATGCGCTTTGCAGCCGGTTTATCCGACGTCACAAACGAGACTCTCGCCACAAGCTTCAAAAAACTCTCCCAGGAAGTAGTCAACGGCTCGACCGCGTTGAATCAGCTCGGCGTCCAAACGACCGACGCCGGCGGCAAGTTCCGCGACAACGATCAGATCATGCTCGACGTGGCCGATCGCTTCTCGCGCATGGAGGACGGCGCGCAAAAATCCGCTTTGGCCGTGCAGCTCTTCGGCAGATCCGGGCTTGAGATGATTCCTTTCCTTAACCAAGGCCGGGCTGGGATCGAGGCGTTGCAGGAAAAAGCCAGGGCGCTTGGCTTGGAGATCTCTGGAGCAACGGCAGCCGCCGCTGAGGAATTCAATGACAATTTATTTCGGCTGAAGATGTCTGCGGTTGGCGTTGCCAATAAGGTCGCAGCCGAACTGCTTCCAACGCTCGCCAAGTTAAGCCAGGTCTTCGTCAAGAACGCCGAGGACGCCAATGCAGCCGCTGATTCTTGTGGAACGCTAACCACAATTTTCCAGATCCTCGGGACTGCAGCGCTTAGCACGTGGCTCGCACTTAAACAAATCGCCAACCTCATCGATGGCGTCCTGTTTGCGGCATTCGACAGCTTGATGATAGGAATCAAAGCTGGCGTTAGCGTGTTGGATGGCTTCGCCGGGGCGGCCGTGAAGGCGCGTGAAGCGCTGGGTGATTTCTTTGGAGATTGGACAAACCTGATCTCACTCGCGGCATCGATCGCGAGAGGCGACATCATTGGTGCTTGGCAGAAAATCAGCGAGCCGGTTAAGAAATCTGCCGACGCGCTCGCTGGAGCTATCGGGGATTCGTTCGACGCTGCTAGCACCGCCGCGCAGGCGCAACTCGACAACCTTCGGAACTACGGGAAGATCACCTGGGCTGAGATGCAGAAGGACGCCGACGCGTGGGGCCAGCAAATGGTCGCCATCTGGTCTGGCTTTCCGGTTCTGCTTCCGCCGCGCAAAAAAACTCCGCCCGAAAAAGACGATCCCGACAAGGTGGCCAAAGAAATCGCCGCCCTGAAAAGGATTTCCGATCTCCGAGCAGAGCTCACTGCTGAGGGACTGCGCGGAACTGCAGCGCTGATGGCCCAAGAGGATTTGCGGTATGGCAAGCAGCTCGAGCAAGTCGAGAAAAGCGCGCAGGATTACGAGCAGTACATCGCGTTGCGGGAGCAAGCTGAGTCCAATCACCAGCTCAAGATTTCCGAGATCAGCGAAACTGCCAGCCAGAAGATCCTGGACGACCAGCGCAAAACCTTCAGCGCCGTCAGTGAACTCGAATCGAAACTTCGGAGCGAGCACGCGCGCGGCGTCGAGCAAGAGATCACGCGCGAGAACGAAGCATATCGCCAGCGCGTCGAGCAAATTGCCCAGCTCAACATCGAAGAAGAAAAGTCGATCGAACTCGGCAACCAGGCGTTTGAAGTCCACCAGCAAAACTTGGTGGACATCGAGACCAAAGCCACGGACCAACGCACTGAGTTACGCAACCAGGTCGATCTAGCTACGGCGGACAGTTACGCTGCCATTCGGATTCAAGCGGACATCAGCCACAGCGAACGGCTGAAGCAGATTGAAAAGCTGAACCTGAGCGAGATCCAATCCGCTGACATGGTTGCGGCATCGATGCAAAAGCGTGCGCGCGATTTATCCGAGATCCAGATTGCCATCAGCGGCCATTTATCCAGCACCTTGGGGAACATGGCTGAGGCTGCGAAAGCTTTTGGGAAAAAGGGAGCGGCCGCGTACAAGGCCTTTGCCAGCGCGCAAGCCATCGTCAACACGTATTCGAGCGCCGTGGCTGCGTACAACGCGATGGCTGGCATACCCGTAGTTGGACCCGCGTTAGCTGTCGTCGCCGCGGCAGCCGCGATCGCGGCAGGCCTGGCGAACGTCGCCAAGATCAATTCAACGAACGTGGCGCACGGCGGCCTTGATTACGTCCCGAGCGAGCAAACGTATTTACTCGATCGCGGCGAGCGCGTGTTAAGTCCGCGCCAGAACTTAGACCTGACGCGTTTCCTCCAATCCGCCGGCGGATTATTGCCCGGGAGCGTCCACGCCGGGAGTGAGAGCGTCCACGCGAGCACTGATATTTCGGCCGACACGCACGCAACCGAATCCACGGAACGCGATCGCACATCGTCATCCAGTACGTCCACGTCCACAGCGGACCGCCAAATCTGGCGCACGTTTGAGAGCACGATCGCTCGCGAGATCGAGCGTCTCGCTGACATTTCCATAGTCTTCAATCGCGCGGCCGCCTCGTTATCGTCCTCGTCGTCGTCCACCAGCGTTCACGATTCCGCCAGCTCTGTTCACACAACGGAGCACGCCGGCGTGCAAATGTCGTTACAATCGAGCCTCGAGCGCATCCTTGAAAGCACGAGCGCGATAGTCACGGGAGTGCGCCCGCCCTCCATAGGCCAGGCGAAGGAGGGAGATTCCCCGCGAGCACTGACATTAGTTTCCACGCGCAGCGCAACCGAATCCTCAGCGGCATCCACGTCCACCGAGCCCGTCGGCGTCGCGCAAATCTCGCAGCCGGCCGCCGCGGCGAGCGTTCCGGAATCCGGAACGCACAAATCGTCCACGTCGTCCACGTCGTCCACCGAACTCGCCTCCGATAAGTCCCAGTCGTCCCATGCGTCCCAGTCCGAGCGCGACTTGTCTGCGACGTCCACGTCCACCGACAGCATTGTTTCCGCTTCCGTCACTCGGTTCCTCGAGAGCGCGATCGCGTTGGTCACGCGCGAGAGCGCTCGCACCGATTCCACGCAGATCACACGCGAACAACTTGAGAGCTTCATCACCAGCTCAAGCGAGCTCGTCCGGGTCACGACCGCTAGTGCCACGCTCTCACGCTCAGACGCTCTGACGACCCCCTTCTCCCGTCTCGCCACGCAGCTCGCTCCCGAAGCCTTCGCGGCGCCGTCCGGCAGTTCGCCTATTCCTGCGGGCACTGATCGCCGGTCGCCGCCCAACAATCCGCAATCTGCAAGCCCCAATCCGCAATTGGTAGATTTGTTGACTGGCCGCCCTGCCGGGTCCACCGGCGCCTCTGCAGATCGCGATCGCGATCGCAATTACCAAATCGACATTCACCTGGACGGTCAGGTATTGGCGCGCGGCGTCGGCGAGATGAGCCGCGACGGCCGTCTTGAGATTCACGCCCGCAGCATCATTTAACTTAGCCCCACAACCCTTAGCCCTTAGCCCAACACATGAGCAAATCCAACGCACTCGAAAACGAACTCCTTTTACACCTGCTGCAGAACGCTGACATCGCCTTGATTGGCGACGCCACTGGCGTCCGCGGTTCATCCACTGCTGGCAGTCTCTACGTGAGCTTGCACACAGCGGACCCTGGCGAAGCTGGGGACCAAACAACCAGCGAAGCCACATACACCAGTTACGCGCGCGTGGCTGTTGTGCGATCGGCAGGCGGCTGGACAGTCTCGACCAACACAGGCACGAACGCGGCTCTCGTGACATTTCCGGCGGCGACGGCGGGCACCAACACCGTCACGTATTTCGCTGTCGGCACGAGCATCAGCGGTGCTGGCAAGCTGCTGTTTAGCGGCGCGCTCACGGCGAGTTTGGCAGTCAGCGCTGGCATCACGCCAGTGTTCGCCATCGGCGCTTTGAGCATCAGCGAAGATTGAGCTGCCCTTTTGCTCTTCCCTCTTTGCTCTTAGCCCCTAGCCCTTAGCCCCCGACACATGGCCACATTTTATCTGGATTACGAAGGCGGCTCCGACGCCGCTGACGGCACGACATTCGCCAACCGTTGGAAGACGATTACTAGCGGCGCCACTGCCGCGCGCATCGCGCCTGGCGACACCATTCGGATCATGGCCAGTCCGGATCAAACTTCGCTCGGGCAATCCGCCACGTGGACCAACTTGTCGAAGACCGTCGCGCTGACGACGGCCGTCACCGCCAACGTTGACGACGGCGAAGCCGCGTGGACCGCCAGCGCGAGCGTCACCAGCACAGCGGACACCACGTTCTTTAAAGAAAACACCAAGAGCGCCAAGCACGTCATCGCTGCTGGATTCGTCACCGGCCTGGCGGCGTACAAAGCATTTTCCGCAACGGATTACTCAGCCAAGAAACAGATCAGCTTTTGGATCCGAAACAGTGTGGCAGTCCCGGCCAGCTCGCTCTCGATCAAACTTTGTTCAGACAACGCCGGCGTCACCAGCGTCAACACCATTGCCATCCCCGCGATTCCGAGCATTAACCAATGGGTCCCCATCACCGTGGACACCGCCGGCGCTCTCGGCGCCTCCATTCAATCGGTTGCTCTCTACGTGGATTCCGATTTCGGCGCGGTTGATATTTACCTGGACAACATCATTGCGTGCAAAGACAGCACCGCGGCGGATTCGCTCACCCTCACCAGTCTGATCGGTAAAAACACCGGCACCGAAACGTGGTACGGCATCCAGAGCATCAATGGCACCACCGTTAAGCTTGATAATGGAGTCAACGCCTTGGGCAGCGCTGGGCGTGGGTACTACGGGACCACTGAATCAGTGACCACGTGGAAACGAGAGACCATCAAAACCACGATGATGTCGGCCGCTACAACGAACGTTCAGACCACACAGGATTCAGGCACCGCTGGGAATTTAATTACCTACGCAGGGGGCTGGGACAGGACCGCAATGACAAGCCAGTCCGGAGAGACGTGGTTTGACGGGCAAAACTGTTTTGGGCGTGGCTTGGCAGTCAACCAGACGTTTGTCTCGATTAACAACCTCCATTTATGCCGGTACCAAGATGGGTTTTTCATCACGAACAGCCATCTCTGGTTCGACAACATCTCAGCGAATAATTGTGAGATTAACGGGATTTTTTCAAACAACGCCCTCGGCCAACTGTTCTTCGTGACCATTAAATCCATCAACAACAACTCAGGCAACGGAGCGCGATTCCAAGGCCAGGGGCACTTTGTGACTTCCATCGTGCAAGCCAACAACAACCTAGTTGCAGGGCTTACGATGAATCAAGGGGACTACTCAGTTGGGTCGGCTCTGGCAGCCAATAATCAGCTCCAAGGGATTTACTCCGACACTCGGAGCATTGGTAAGGCTGTGATCCGAAACACTGTCACAACAGGAAATTCAGGCGGCATCTTGGCCTTAGGTGGAAACTTTTATTTGAAAGATTGCTCGATCTCCGAATCGACGGAAGTGTCTTTCAACAGCACCGCCAACGCCCGCGTCACATCCATCAACCACGATCAAACCGCCAACAACCATTTGATTTTTACAGACGGCGGCCAGATCAATTCCACCGCCAGCGTCCGGCACACCGCCAGCGGCATTGCCTGGCAACTCTCTCCGACTAGCACAAACCGTTCGGCCACGTACCCGCTAGACACACTCGTCACCGCCATCGCCGTCGCGGCCAACGCCCTCGTCACCGTGAACCTCTGGATGCGCCGCACCAACACAGGCATCACTGGAAAGCTTATCTGTCGCGGTGGCCAGCTCGCGGGCGTCGCGGCTGACGTAGTCGATACCATGACCGCCGCGGCGGACACGTGGGAACAGCGCACCATCACATTCACGCCCACCGAAGCCGGCGTCATCGAGATCGAGGCGTGGGCTTACGGCGGCACAACGTACAGCCTCTACATCGATGACCTCACAGTGACCCAAGCCTAACCGGGCGCCTGTCCTCCATAGCTCGCGTAGGAGGAAGGCTCCTGACTAGACCCAAATATAAAATGTTCACCTTCGACCATGTTGACCGAGTTGACCGAGACGTTTCCGGCCGCTTCCGCGTTTGGATCGTCCTCGTTGACGGTTCAGTCTTTGAGAGCTTCGCGTTGAAGTTCGATCACAGTCCCACCGTTGCTGAGCGCAACGCGGCCGTCACAAATCTAATCGCAGGCGTGAATGCAAACCGCTATCCACCGCCGCCCGTCGCATGGACGACCGTCATGGGCCAAGCCGCTCACGACAACCTCGTCAGTAAAAACGTGGAGCGCCTGCAATTGAACGACGGCACCATCATCCGGCTCTGAGCATGCCAATTCGCAATCCGCAATCCGCACTCCGCAATTGATGTCCCTGCCGCTCACCAACTCTCTCGATCTGGCCTATTACAAAACAGGCCCGTTCGCGCGCATCGATGCCAAGAGCACTGTCAACAGTTTGTCCCTGGACGTCCCGTACTATCAGACCGGGATCTTTGTTGGGCAGCTCATCACCAGCCCCATTGCAGGATCGAGCGCCGGCGTCGCCACTGTTACCGGCACACTCACGGCCTCCGGCGCATTAGCCGGGTCAAGCGCTGGGGTCGCTACTGTCACTGCGACCGTCACCGCCTCCGGCGCATTGGCTGGATCAAGCGCTGGGGTCGCGACTGTCAGCGCCACAATAAGCGCATCCGCTGCCGTTTCCGGATCCAGTGCTGGCGTCGCCACCGTTACAGCCACACTCACGGCCTCCGGCGCGCTGGCCGGATCGATCGCCGGCCTGGCGACCATCAGCGCCACAGTCACGGCGTCCGGCGCATTAGCCGGATCGAGCGACGGCGTCGCCACCGTCACGGCCACACTCACCCTTCAGGGGGCTATCGCTGGCACCTGTGCTGGGACCAGCACCTGCAGCGCGACGCTGATCGGCGTAGTCGCTCCCTACACCATCCATCTGAATCTTACGCCTGTGCAGACGTTATCTGCATTTGTGAGCCAACGCGCGATCGCCAGCACAACCGTCAGTTACACCGGAAGCACCGCATTCATCAGCTCTCGCGCCCGGTCGAGCACATTCACTCCTGATCGCGCCGTATCCAGCAACTTTGCCCTTACCCCTTAAAAACAAATGGCCACCCACTACATCAAACGCAACGACATTGCCCGGAAAGTCACAGACATTCTCACGCTCAACGGCGCCGCCATCAATCTGACTGGGTGCACACTGAGTTGGATCATGCGCAACCGCGCGACTGGTGTTGCCATCAAACAGACCGCCACCATCGTCACCGCCGCCACCGGCTCAGTCGAATATCAGTTCGTGACAGGCGACACCGCCACTGCTGGCGTTTACGATTGCGAATGGGAGATTGTTTACACAACCGGCTCGAAACCCCTGACCGTCCCTGACGACGGATACATCGTCCTCGAGATCCTCGAAGACCTCGGATGAGCAAAGCGCGAAGAGCAAAGCGCAGAGCGCTAGGACCGTGGCTCTGCGAGCCGCAGCTCCTTCCCCTTGGCCCTTTGCCCTTAGCTCTTAGCCCCCCGCCCCATGCGTTTGTTTTACTCTAACTTGATCGACCTCGGCGTCGGCACCATCACTGGCAGCTCCGCCGTGGCCACGTTACCGGCTGCCAACGTCGCGCACGAATTCCGCGCCAAAGTTTGGCGGACCGGCACGAGCACGGCTGCCGAGTCCATCGTATTCGATCTTGCCAGCGCGCAAACCGTCACAGCATTCATCGCCCTCGATCACACCCTGACGGCGTCCGACACCCTCATTAAAATCCAAGGGCACACATCGGACAGTTGGGGATCCCCGGCCTTCACGCAGGTCCTTGGATACGCTGCTGGCCCCATCGCCGCGGTATTCCTGGCCCGAACGTACCGGTACTGGCGTTTCACCTTCACGAAGTCCAGCGCCGGCGTGAGCCGCGACATCGGCCGCATTTTCCTTGGGACGCATTACGAAACCGCTGAGCAGCCTGATTACGCTGGTTATGGCGAGACCGTCGAAGACAACACCCAGCTCGTTAAGTCGGTCGGGGGCCAGACGTACGCTGATGCGCAGGCCAGTTACCGCGTCATCAAGGTCGATTTCAGTGATACACCGCAAGCGCAGAGCGCTGCATTGGCCGCGCTCATCGCGTACGTCGGCCGGAGCAAAAGCTTTTTCGTGCAAATCGATACGAGTGCCCCGCTCGACGAGATCCTGTATGTGAAGCTGAGCCACGCATTCGCGCGGAAGGTGAGCGCCTGGGACGCCGAATTCCACTGGGACATCAAAGGCCTCGAATTCGAAGAGCAGCTATGAGCTGCCGCAAAAGCGCTAAGAGCAAAGCGCCAAGCGCCTTTTACCCCTTTGCTCCTAGCCCTTAGCCCTTTCGCCCTTAGCGCCATTTATGGCAACAAAGAATTTCGCCAAAGCCACCGTCAGCACCGGGTACAACGCCACCGCCTTAGTCATCGCAGTTAGCGCTGGGCACGGCGCAAAGTTCACCGGCATCACACTCCCATTTTTGGCGGTCTGGTGGAACTTCACTGACTACGCCGATCCCAGCGACGACCCCGGCGTCGAGGTTATCAGCGTCACCGGCATCACCGGCGACATCCTCACGATCGCCCGCGCTCAGGAGAGCACGAGCGCCAGCGTAAAAAACGTCGCAGCCAAAACGTACAAGCTCCACGCCGGCTTAACCGCTGGCATGTGGGATGGCGTCTCTGGCAGTGCTGTTGTGGCGGACAATCCCTCCGCTCCAGTTGGCCTGACGGCCGTCAACGGCAGCGCGGTCACGTACATGCGTAGCGACGCGGCTCCAGCATTGAGTCAGGCGATCGCGCCCGCGTGGACCGCTCAGCACGCTTTCGGCAACGGCATTTTCATCGGACCCAACTCGGCGGCAGATCACGGCGGCGCTTTGAATGATGGAATGATTCTCTATTCGCACTCTGATGTTGGTGCTGGGGACCTTTCGCCACAGGAAATCTATACGGACATTTACGACGGGTCTGACGCTTCCTGGTTCAACCTGGTGCTTTATCCGACTGGCGGTAATGGTGCGCGTCTAGGAGTCGGCAACATCACCGGCGCCACTGAAAGAGCAGTGGAGCTTCATGCAACTCCAACTCGAAGCATGGTCCGATTCAATGGCGGCAATGGCAATTGGTTCATCACCCCCGGAACTGGCAGTCCGGAAACAGTCGTAACGGCTGATGAAGGTTCGATTTATTTGAGAACGGACGGCGGCGCTGGAACAACTTTGTACGTGAAGGAGTCCGGCGGCGGAAACACAGGATGGCGGGCTGTTGTCAGCATCGATCTCACCGCGGTTTACACCTGGCTGGCCGATCACAAATGGACCAAGAGCAGCCCTTCTACAATCCTTGAGATCGAGAATACGAACGCCGGCGGGTTCAGCGAGCTGCTCCTCGATGCCAACGGCACTACCGGTTTTTTACGGCGCGAACTCACCGCACTTTATTTGAGCGGCACAGCCGGCGGAAAAATAGCGATCAAAGACAGTGGCGCAACCGAGCTTTGGGACGCCACCGGCCAGCGCTACATCCACTACAAGAAAACTCTTACCGACGCCGCCACAGGAATGTTTCGCGTTGCTCTACCCACGTTGAAGATGTGTGGCGGAGTAGTTGATTGGACAATCATCGCCAGCGACGGGACGGATGTGCAGGCCTTGACCGGCACAACCAAGTACAGCGCCATCAACAAAGGCGGCGTTTACACAAGCACCATCAACACTGTGGACGACGCGCCGGGCGTCTGCTCGAGCGGAACACTCAGCGCGGTCTTCGCGATCACGACTGGCGTCAACATCATCACCCTGCAAGTCACCCCGGCCGGTTCCCTCACCGAAACCGTGTACGAGATTTACTACACCCTGCGGAACAACAGCCCCCAAGCCATCACGCTTTTGTAATCTCTGCGCCTCTGCGGTAAAAAATGCCCTTTTCCTCTCAACCCTTCGGTTCCGTCCCCTTCGGGTCGCTCCCCGCCGGCGTTGCCGGCAGCGCGATCGTCCCCGCTGTGGATCCGGACGCCAGCTCGCAGAATCTTTTCCTCCTGGAGATCACGGCTGGCCAGGCCTTCACTGGCTGGGTCCTCGAGACCGGCGCAGTTTATAGCGTCCCCATTCGTCTCATCAGTCCCACAGGTCCCAGCCTCAACTTCATCGTCGTTCGCGAAAACTTTTCCACCATCCTGGTCCGCGTCGCATCGATCGAGGCGTGCCGGCTGAACGCTGGCTCCTGGTTTAGTGACGGCTCATTCGTGTACGTCCGGCCGTCCGCAGGCCTCGTCGGCGGCATTTGGGCGCAGACCTATCAAGGCATCGCGCAATTTCTGTTTGGCGACGTTGCCCAAACTGTCAACGACCAGTTCTACGACCCCCGCATTAAAAGCACGCCGCGGCTGTCGCTTCGCATCGAGCCACGGTTCAGCGGCATCAGTCAGATTGGCGGCGGCAACTGCACCTTGATCAACGCAGACGGTTTCTTCGACGCGTTGGACGATCTTCAATGGGACGCTGGCACCGCGACATTTCGGCAAGGCATCAACATTGGGACCATCAACGCGCCCTACGCCGGCGCGTATCAGACCTTGGGCACCTGGAACATTGAATCCTGGGACATCGATGACGAGAAATTCACGCTCAAATTGAAAGAGCGGAAGAACAACCTGCAGACCAAGATCCCGATCGACGTTTACACCCGCGAAGAATTCCCGGCCATGCGTCGTGAGGACATTGGCAAGCCCATCCCCATCGCTTACGGCCGTAACTACGGCGTCAAGCCGATGCTCATCGATCCGACGCTGTATAAATTCAAAGTGGCCGGCCACGCCATCGGCGGCTTTTTCGAAATCAGAATTCAGCGCACACTCGAGCACACCATTGACCTGGTCCCAGAGACCTGGGTGTTGCAAGCCGCGAACGTGTATCGAACGGCCGCGGCGGAGACCGTCAAAAACGTGCTGTTCAATACGACCGACCTGGTCGAAGTCAATTCCATCGAGACCGTCGCGTCCACCGATGGCAGTTGGCATCAGCGCAACAACCAGCTTTACATCCATCCGCCGACCGCCGAGACCATCACCAGCGGCATATACACCGTCACAAAAGCTGGGAATACGCAGACCTGGCAAACCGCGAACTTCGCCACGACTGACAAAAGCCGCGCTGAGTTCACATTGGGATCCGATTACGACGGCCAGGCGGCCGTCAGTGTTGACTTCATCGGCAAGAGCGTGGCCGGCGTTGCGATCGAGAACTGCGCCGACATCGTCCGCGACATCCTTGGTTTGATCGGCGAGACCGACATCGATGCTGCCAGCTTCACCGCGGCGCACGATTATTTTACGATCGGCATCGATGCCTTCGGCGCCCCCGTGTACGTGCTGCGTCCCTCCCTTTATCTCGACAAAGCCGACGCCGCTGGCAATGCGATCGCAAAAATCAACGAAGTCTGCGGGACATCCCTCTACGTTGACTATGCGGGCCTCTGGCATTTCGAGGCGTTCGACGTCACCGATGGGAGTGCGACCGTCCCCGGGAGCACCATTCGAGAAATCTTCACCCAGCTCGACTTCACCAGTTTCCTGAAGTCCACTGCCAACGACAAACTCGCGTCGAAGCTCGTGCTCACGTATGCGAAGCGCGAAGCAGACGGCTGGGGTGAACTCCTCGAGCTCGAGCAACTGCCCAATCAGCATCTGCACAACCGCCTTGCTCCCGTCCTCATCGAAAAGACGATCGCGCTCTGGAACATCAGAGACGTCCGCTATTTTGCCGAGCGCTTCCTCAACACAGACGGCCAACCACTGCGCGAGCTGCGGACATCCATCCCTTGGCAAGCGTTCGTGTTAGTGCCCGGGCAAAAGATCAAACTCACGTACGCGCGGCGTCACAATGTCAGCGCAGTATTTGAAGTGCTCGAAGTCGCGCACGATTTACAGAAACGTCTCGTGACACTCGTGCTCGGCAACCTCCGATCGTGGGGCGACACGTTTGGCTTCTGGAGTTCCGACGCCCAGGCCGATTGGGATCCAGGTTGGGGCATCGACGAGAAAATCATTGCCCGCGAAGAGAGCGGTTACTGGACCGACGACAACCAAATGATCGGCAGCACCGACCCCGCCAGCGCGAACCTCTCACGCTGGTGGTAACGGAGCGCGGCTCTATGAGCCGCAGCAAGCCAGCCCCGAAGCCATCGTCCACCAAAAACCAAAAACCAAATGATCACTGAACTTGAGCAACTACGAAGCGCCAACGCGCTACTCCGGCGACAGAACGCCAGCTTACAGACACGCCTGTCAACTTTGCAGAACGACGTTGATTTCCAACTGCAGGCGATGAAAGAGATCGCCGCGATCGTCCGTCTGCCCACCGACAAAACGATGGCTTCCTTGCCCGCCTGGATTCGCGAGCACTTCAGCCCTTAGCGCTTAGCCCTTAGCCCCCTTTATGCCATTCGTAAGCATCACCAAACCGCCCCAAGGCACCTCGACAAAAAAGAGTTTGATCGACGCCATCATCGACAACCTTGGCGCCTTGAACTCGAGCGTCCAAGTCGGCCGCTCCGAGAACCTATTGAACGGTTCATTCGAAGACGACCTCGATGCCGAGGGCATACCTGACAACTGGGAAGTGACCCTGTTGAGCGGCGGGACAAGTGCGATCGTCGGGGGCATACACGGGTTGTATGCGTACAAGTTTAATTTCCCTGGCGGCGGCGGGAACGGTGGCGGGTACATTCAAACGGCCGACTTCCTGCCCGTCTCACCGAACCGAACTGTAGTGCTTTCGTGGGAACAACAAAGCACCGCGGCCGGCGTGGACAACTCCGTTGAGATCCGCTGGTATTCCAGCGCCACGGAAGGCGACTACATCTCGACAGACGTCATCTTCGCCGACGCCGCGACGAACCCCGTCGTATGGACAACGCAAGGCGGCTCTGCTGTTCCTCCAAGCACCGCTCGATTCGCCAAGATTCGCTTCATCGGCGGCAATCTGGCGAGCATCGCTGGCAGCACATGGTTCGACGACGTCGTCTTATATCCTGGTACCGCCGCGATCCCCGTCATGGAAGTCATCAGCACAACGCAATCGTGGACCGTGCCGAGCGGCGTCACAAAGATTCGTGTGCGCGCGTGGGGAGCTGGCGGCGGCGGCAAAAGTCTAGTTGGGTCCGGAACAGTCGGCGGCGGCGGCGGCGGCGGCTACGGCGAAGCCGTCTTCGACGTTGTTCCGTCCACCGTTTACACCGCGACAGTTGGTGCAGGCGGCGCGGCCGGCACTGGGCCAGGCGTCGGCAGCGCAGGCGGCTCGAGCAGCCTTGGCGTTTTGATTACTAGCACAGGAGGCGGCGGCGGAACTGCGAGCGTCGGCGGAGCTGGGGGCACGAGCGATGGCGCCAACGCCTTCACCGGGCAAGTTGCTGCATTCAACGCTGGCACAGCCATTGGTGGCCAAGCGGCCGGCGCTGGCGGCTGGGGCGGTACCTCACTCAGTGCTGGCGGCGTATCACCAGGCGGGGGAGGCCGCGGACGCGACGGCAACAACGGAGCCGGCGCTGGTGCAGCCGGCCGCATCATCATCGAATACTAAACATTTGTTTAGTGCCGGAGCGCGGCTCTGTGAGCCGCAGCACACCCACCAGCCCATGAAAAAACTCCTCAGCATTTTCTTACTCGCGATACTGCTCCCTGTGGCGTTCGGTCTTCGACCGGACTCCGCTGCCGAAGCCCTCGATCTCGATTGCTTCCCGCGCGGCAGTTTCCCTTCAACGTTGGAAGCCTCCTGGATCAAAAAACCCTTTCACGCCGCGCTGATCCATTGGGGACCGCTGATGTTCGTCTCGTACGACATTTGGATTTGCCGCGAACGATTGAACGCTGACGGTGGGATGATCGAAGCCATTTGGTTTATTGGATTCCCGCCCGACGCCATAGGTTTGGTTGACGGCACCGCCAAGCAGAACGGCTGGTATCGGTATTGGTTTTTCCCTGTGGCGCCCTTTTGCGCCAGTTGGCCCGACCCCATCAGTGTCGAGCTCGCCCCTGCGCATGGACCTTTGAGCCGCTAGGGCTCGTCCTCGTCCTTCGTCCTCGTTCTCGAAGTGTGCAAACCCGCGCACTAGCGATCCCTTGTCAGCGCCCGACACTACGGGCAGCGAAGGAGCGCGGCGTTCACGCCGCTTCGCCATCCGCCCGCATGAACGACACGACATTACCAGCCGCCAGCGCCCCAACCGGCGATCGCGAGCCATCCCACTTCCGCATACGCATCACCCCGAACATTGACACCGGTCATTTGCTGCAAGCCGTCATCCTTGTCAGCACCGTTGTCTGGTTCAGCGCCGGCCTCGATAAACGGATCGCGCTCCTGGAAGCGCAGAACCAACGCAACGCCGGCGTCCTTGAGAACCTGGTCCGGACCCAGGAAGTCCTGACGCAAAACAACACTCGATTGACCACCTTGATCGAAGAGCGCTTCCGCCGGCCATGATCACGCTTCACGCTTCACGCTTCACGCTCCTGGCCCTTTGCCCCTTGCTCTTTGCCCTCTGCGCGTCGGGCTGCACACGTTTCGCCGCGCGGCAGAAAGCTGCTGTCACACGGGTAGCCGTCACCGAGACAAAGCTGACCGAAGAGATCCGCGCCAATACGACCGCTGCGGTGGACACGTTAGTCCTCGCTCCGACCAACCGTCACACGACCCTCGCGCTCGATTTCACCAAGCGCTCTCAGCTCATGTTAGGGATGCCTGTTGAGCGCATCGATGTCGAAGCCATCTTACGCGACGAACGCGCCGCCCTCACGCTTCACCAGGTCCGCGCCGAACACCAAGCCGAGCTGGTTAAAGAACGGGTTAATGCTGCCAACGAACTTGCCAAGGCAAATGACAAGCTCGCTGAACTCGGCCGCCAGGCGGAGGCCGCGAACAACGCCAGCCTGGTCAAACGCATTTACGTGCGGCTTGGGCTTTTGGGATCCATTGCGGCTGTGGTGGCTGCGTGCGTCTTTTTTCCAGTCCTCATCCCTATCTTTGGCCAGCTCCTGGGCTGGCTTGTGAGCAAAGTTCCCAAGCTCGCCGGCGCGCTCGGTGTTGTGAGCAAGAGCGCTTTTGACTCCGTCGTCAAAGGAGTCGGCGCCGTGCGGACCTCCCTTAAAGAGCGAGCTTCGACCAGCGATCGACTTTTGGGCGACACAGAAATGCTCAAGCTTGTTGACGACGAACTGTTGAAATCCACCGACGCCAGCGATCGGAAGCTCATCGAATCCCGTCGCGCGGTCCTTGCGGTATGAAGTCCACGCCCGGGAGTGCGAGCGTCCCCGCGAGCACTAATATTCCGTGCGCTTGGGTCCTCGCACTCCCTGAGACCACGGCGGCCGTCATAGACAACGCTGAGAGCCGCGGCCAGCTCCCGCAGCTCAAGGCCCTGTGTCACTCGATTCTAGCGATGCTCGGCGCCCGTTATCCGGGCAATCCGCAATCCGCAATCCGCAATCCGAAATAGAAGAATGATCACCAAACAGCTCACGCCAGACATGGCCAAAAAGGTTGAAGAACTCGCAGCCGTCCGCGCCGACACCAAAGCCCTCGAGGCCCGCGAGAAAATCCTGAAGACCGAGATACTCGACTACTGCGACAACGCGGCCGCCGCATTAAAGTTCGGCGCCGAGATCCGGTGCATGATCGAGCAGAAAAGCAGCGTCCGGATCGACACCACCGCGTTGCGCGCAAAATTCCCCGAGGCCGCCACCGCGTGCGAAGCCAGCACGACATTCCTGCAGATCAAGTGCGTCTGAGATAAGTGACATCCCGCCCCATCCGTCCGGTCCGGTCGCTAATCCATCAGACACCCGCGCTGAACAGCGGGCTGCTCCATTGGTTCCGTCTCCATCAGATCTTGCAGTTTGAACAGCCACTGGACGCCAGGCGTCCTACGTTTTTTCACGCACGGCTGACAGACCACGCACCGGGCGAGAGTAGCCAGGTCATCCTTTGGGCAATCCTCGGAGGCGCGTAAGTTGAGACGACGGCCGCAGCGCGAGCATTCCCCGTGGACAGTGATCATTTGTGCGTAAAATGCATAAATTATGCACTTTGGGGAATTTCACCCATTTGCACAAACCGGCCGGATCTGCGCCCTCGGTATCATTTGATACCAATCCCCAGCCCCCCAATCCGCGTTCCGCACTCCCCGCTCCGCATTTCAGGGCTTGTTCCACGTGGGACGGTTTTGGGACGATTTTCACCCTCAACTCGGCTTTTTCCCCCTTCTTCAGTGCCCTCGTTTGACCGGGCAAAAATGCACATCAGCCTGTAAGCACAGCCATTTGCGTGATTTACGGAGAATTGGAGTTGGAGCGAGCGAAGGGATTCGAACCCTTCGCTCGCTCCAACTTTTGATTGGTTTTCCTACCGAAATTTCAAAGGGAGCACGTTTTGTGTGACGGTTTTGGGACGAATTTCGAACCACTTTAACGCCTCGCCAGGCGTCGTCAGCTCCAGGTAGTAGCGATGGATCATCCCGGGGCTGTTGCCCGCTTCCAGAGCCACTTGCGCCACATTCTGCGTTGCTGCCACGCGATAGCTGATGAACGAGTCTCGGAGCGCGTTCCGGCTCCAACGCAGCCCCAGGCGCCGCGCCAGGTTGCACTTCCCCATCGAGAGATTCGCATAATCGCACACCCGGCCGCTCGCCTGGCTCCATGGCTTGAGCCAGTCCACCAGGTTATCGAGGATAGGGACAGTCCGTTGCCTTCGCGTCTTTGTGACTTCTTCGCGTAAGTAGATGTACCCCTTCTCCCATTTGAAATCCGTCCAATTGAGCCGCAACACTTCCTCGCTCCGCAACCCGGCAAACGCGGAGATCGCCAGCGCCGGCAACAACCGCTCACTCGCCCCGGAAAGGATCATCGACATTTGGTGCGGAGTGAAAATCGTGATCGCTCGATGGCGCAGTTTGACCAGCTCGATCCCAGCCACGCAATCTTCCGTCACGTACTTCCGGCCCAGCGCGAATTTGTAGAGCGCGGCCAGTGCCCCCCTGAAATTGTTGCGCGTCCGCGCGTTGCCATTCAGCGTGCCGAGCCACTCTTGCAGATCGGCCGTCGTCAACCGGTTGATCGGGCAATGGAACGCCTTTACCAGGCGGGCCAGGCGCAACCGAAAATCACGCACGTAATACGGGCTCAGCTCCTGTTGTGCTTTATCCGCGAGGAATTCCGTCACTACATCCGCCAGCAACGGGCTGTTAGCCGGCGCGAGCTTTTGCGCCGCGGTCCACCGGGCGCGCTCTTCGTACGCCACCTCGATCAGCGTCTTGCCCGTCGGCTGCAATACCAAAAGCGCCTGCTCGAGCTCGATCGCTTGGGCTTCCGTGAGCCGATGCTTGGCGCTCGCTCCATTGCACATGGCCACCGCGCGTTCGTTCGCCCAGAGCAACGCCTTAACCTTTTTCGTGAACTTTTTGCGGTGAATCTTGCCCCCGAAACGGTCCCGCACTTCCCATCGCTTCTTCCCCCCCCATGGCACGCAATACATCTTCACCCGCACATTGCCCACGCGAATGACAACAGGGCTTGTGGCTTGCGTAGCGGGTGGCTTCATGGCGCTGGAATCATTTCGCGGACACCAGTTCCAAGATGCCGGCCAGCGAGTGCCAGAAGCATCGTCTCATCGCTCGTCTGCGCGTGCCTCATTAGAGGTTTCGCCGTATCTAGCCAGAGATCGGGCGCCATCCCTTTTGCGCCACACGAACAATCCCATCCGACCGCGCACTCTTTTCGGCAGTACGGACAAAGCCAGTTGCCATTCAGAACCGGGCTCGGGCCTTTCGTAGCGTCTGGCTTCATTTTGAAGCTGTCTTGCAGCGCTTGCATCTCCGCCCGGTTGCGTCGTTGAACCAATCAGCCATCCGAAGTCCGCACATCGTCGTTACCTCGGAATTCCTGTGCATCGACCGAACGTTGTGTGAGATCCCTCCCATCGTTCTTGCTGCAGCGACGTAGCGAAGGTTTGGGTATTTGTCCGTGGTCGTCATGGGAAGATTATTTTGAAAGGCACATCCGATCCCGGTTTGTCCACCACACCCGCCATCTTTGGCTGGCTTTTGGTCGCTGCGCCTGGATCGGCCGCCTCGTGCAGGACGCAGCCGAACTGTTCACCCGTCAGCAGCGACGCCGTATAATTGCTGCCATCGACAACGGCCGCGGCGTTGATCTCTGGCCGTTGGTAAAAGACAATCTTTGGGTGTTTGCAGTGACGCACGACGTGCCCCCACTTCGCCCTGATCATCTCCTCGGTGGCGTCGTAGTCTTTATCGAAAGTTGCCGGGTCTGGCGGATTTACGATGTCGTCGTAACCATCGTCTTTTTCGCGCTGCCAGTGCTTGCAGGTTTTGCAGAGGCGCTCGTAGCTCATTCCGTTCCTCTCCTTCAGCCGCTTCGTCTCGCTGGCCTAGCCCTCCACTTTCCCGCCCACAGCTTTTGCCACTCGCTCCGCGACGCCGCGAAACTCCGCTTTGATCTTGGGGATCTCATTTGCTGGCGGCCAAGCGCCATAGGTCAGTTCAGGCCCGAGCTGGAAATCGAGCGAGATTGTGTCGGAAACGACGAGGATTTTGAGAGTGCATTCGGCGTATTGGAGCACCCCAGCCACGCGATACGTCACAAGCGGCTTCAAAAGGAACGTTCCACTCTCCGGCTGCCGCAATTTGAGAACCCGTGGCAAATCCCACGGAGCCTCAGCCAAGGCCAGCTCGACATGATTAAAAGCGTCTGCCTTGGGCTCGGTGTGCTTGACCATCGCGTGATAATTCCTTTCCGCCGGCGTGATACTCAGACGATTTGCCGAGGCACAGCCCGTCAGAGCGGCAGCGAGCAATGCCAGTTGCAGATATTTGGTGATTTTCACGGTTTTATGGTGGAACTGTTTTTTGGAGCGACTCGGTAAGTTACCGGCGGGTCGGTGGCAAAGCCTTGCTCTTGGCTTTCTTTTGCTTCAGAGGATTCTGGCGGTAAATGCAGCGCGTGAGGGTTGCAGCCAGTCACATCGCCCTCGATAAGGGCCTGCACATAGTGCGAAAACTTCTTATACTTCAATTTGCGCCATCGCACGTCGGCTTTTTGTAGAAGTTCCGTCTCGGCACTGATCGTTCTCCTCATCGCCTTCAAGCTCTAGCTTGCTCCTGTTGGGTGTCTTTACGAATCAGTAACTGCACGTAGTCCGAGAACGTCGTCAGCTTGTACTGACGCTGCCGTGTTCTGGCTTCGCCGAGCATCATTCCAGGCATGCTCACCGTCTTCCGTACAGCCCTCTCACCGTCCTTTTTATCCGGGTTAGTCATATAGCTTTCTTACTTTTTCCTACTCTTTATGCAGACGCAAGTAAATTATAGGATTGACAGCTTTGTTACAAAATCATACTTTTTAAGAGAACGTATGAAATCAAACTCCAAACCCGTCAGGATCAAGGGGACCGAAAAGCGCACTATCAGCGGTTCGCCCGAATTGTTCGCCAAGGCCGATGACAAAATGAATCGCCTCAGCATTGGCAATTTTTCGGAATATGTTCGCCAATTGATCATCCGCGACGTTGACCAATCCAAGCAAGCCGCCTGAAGCCCCTCCCCCGATGAAGCCCTATCTCACCATTGACGACGCGGTCGAGATGCTGAGGCCTGAATCGGAGCGAGAGCGCGCGAGTTTGAAGCGCGAGTTAACACGAGCCATCGCGGCCGGCGCGCTGGCGTATATGAACCCCACCGGCAAACTGGTCCGAATCCACACCGAGGATTTTGACGACTATTGTCGGCGTCACACCATCAAAGCCTGGTCCCACGAGAAAGCCGCCTGATGGGTGCTCCCGCCCTAGCTAACGTTTCAAACCACTTTGTCATCGACCTTGCTTCGATGTCCAGGGACGAGCTGGTTTGCCGCATCCTTAACCAGGCCGGCACTATCGCCGCGTATGAACGCTGTCTGGACGGCCTCTCGCTTTACGGCATGGATGGCCATCGGCGGCCCGAGGACATCCGCAACATCGTCACCAATCTGCTCAAGTGAACGCTCTCTCAATTTCTCCGCCGAAAGGCAATGGAGACGCCAAAGCACCCGCGCCGGCAGCATTCCTCGGATGGCAAGAGGACACTGACGGCGCGGCGTTTGAATTGTTCGTGCTGACGGCCGGCGTGGGCGCGCATCCGGCCGGGTCCACAGTCTGCCGCTTTACGCTCGAGCGCTTCGGCTACTTCGTGCCGGCGTCGGCGGTCATAGACCGCACGCTACAGGAGCACGTCGAAGCCGACGCCATCGAAAAATCCGAACACGCCCTTTGGGGTCTGATGGGCCGGTAAATGAAAGGCCATATGACCAAGCTCGATGTCATCGTCACGTTTTCTATAGTCGTCAGTTTCCTGAGCGGGTTTTGTGTCGGCGCAACCTGGATGCACGCCAAGTACGCCGCGCTGCTTTTGAAAGTCATTCGCGCTCACAATTACGACGACCAAGTGGCGCGCGAACTCGCTCGAACTGGTCTGGTGACCAAACACGAACCGACCCAAGGCACGCCCACGGGCAAGACGCCGCCGTTCAAAATCCTCAAATGATCTCCGACCGCAAAAGGCGGTGGAAAAAACAAACCAATGCGCCGTGTGGCGCGATAACAATGAAAGGAAAGCGATGAAGACAGCAAAAGAGGCTGGCCCCCACGATGAAAGCCAGCCGCACCCTAATATGAACGATGAGGGCAAAAGCGTAGCAGGCCCGCCGTTTATTGCAACATCAGTGCTCGCGGGGACGCTCGCACTGCCGCCGGCGCCCTCGCAGCTCACATTTTTCCAGCCCGTGTTATCCAGGCCGAAACTGCCCATCGTCTGGTTCGAGCATATGCTCGAGCACGTGGAGTTGAGCACTCAACGCGTCCGTTGCGTGCGCTGCGGGACCGGCTTCAGCTTCAACGGCGCCGAGATCCCGCCGCTCCCCTTGCGCGTCTGGGCACCGGTGGACAACAAGTCGCCTGGACAAGTTCTCCAGGCGTTACCCAAATCGCGCTTCATCACCAGGTGCGGCGCATTCACCACGAATTAAACTTTTAAGGACCGCGGCCAAAACACGAACCGAAAGCGAGGTGAAGTCATGAGACTCTCTCTAGCAAAACAGCTCGCCTTCCGAGTGGCTACGGACGGCGGGAACAAAGCGGCTCGGTCCTTAAAAACCATCTGCGGCGTTGCCAGGCTGCCACTGTGAGAAACATCAACAATCAAACACTTGATGGGAAAGCCTCGCAGCGGAGCTTTACGAATGGAGCCTGGCGCGCCGCTACCTCACCCGATGAAACTGCTGATTGTAGCGACTGAGACGATTACCGAGATCGATGGCGTGCCGGTCCGACTCTGGAAAGGCGCAACCGAACATGGCGTCCGCTGCCTTGTGTTTGTCCATCGGATAGCGGTTCACAACGAGTACGACTCGTCACAATTCCACGCCGAGTTACATGAGCAGATGCCGCCCGGCGTGAAAGTCGATCTGCGCCAGGTGTTATGAAAGTCCCCACCACAGAAGCTGAGTTCCGGAAAATCACGGCGCAGGTCAAATCCATGCCGATGTTTTGTCTGACCATCTCGCCAGGCGTCGCGTTCCAGGTCATCGCCACCATTCAACTCGCGTGCCGGCATGAGAAGTACACCAGCACGAGCCGCAAAACGGCCGAGGCGTTCGCGCGGACGTTAATCGAGCAATTCTCGGGTGACGCCCGCGCGCTCCTCGAGCTCGGCTGGAATCCGGATTTAGATACGCCTCCGGCCTCATTTGTTGATCACCAACGTTGTCGCGTGTGCGGCTGCACAGACGACGATTGCACCCGCTGTTACGAAAGAACCGGCGAGGAATGTTACTGGGTCGAGCCCGATCTGTGCAGCGCGTGTGTTCCTGGAGGTGGCAGATGAGCGACGACGTGGAAATCCTCAAGTGCTGCATTTGCACTCAGCCGATTCGGATCTATCCGAAGCGCCGCAAGAAAGTTATCGAAGCCACCAAAGTCAACGGGGACGGGCCTTACTGCAATCTCTGTCTGCACTTTGAAATGGCTTCACGCTACGCAGCCGCACGCGGATACGTGTCGCTCCCGCACGCAGTCCGGGATTTCGTACGCAAAAAGGAAACGCGGATCTACGCCACGTCATGAATCGGCCAGAACCATCTCTACGCTCCGACGCTGACAACGCTGATACGCTCCAACGCTCCCTAACCGGCCGCTGGCGAATTCCCGTCACCATTGCTGACAACCATTTCGTTTACAAATCCCTGTCCAACTGGTCCTGCAACATCGCTGTTGGATGTGTGCACGGCTGCCGCTTCTGTTATGTGCCCAGCAGCTCCACGAACAAAATGCGCCATCCCCTCGCTGATCTCGGCGTTTCGGATCCCGACGCGCAATGGGGCGATTACGCGTTTGTGCGCGAATGGGACGAACACGCTTTCCTGCTGTCATTGCAGCGCGCCGAGCACACGCCCGTTGAGAATCTGCGGCCGCTCGGTGGCAATCGCGCCGTAATCTTTTGCTCCACGACAGACCCGTACCAGGTCACGAACGACACCGCGTGGAATTTCCATCGCAAACTGATCGTCCGACGCGCGCTCGAATTGATCCGCGATCGCTCCACCCTCAACGTCCGCATCCTCACGCGCGGACCGCTGGCCCGGCAAGACTTCGAATTGTTCGGCACGTTCGGTCATCGGCTGATGTTCGGGATGAGCTTGCCCACGCTCTCGAACAGACTCGCCAAGATTTACGAGCCTGGCGCGCCGTCACCATTCAAGCGGTTCGAGACCTTGCAGCTCGCCCGCGACTGCGGCCTCAACATTTTCGTGGCTATGGCGCCGACGTATCCGGAGTGCGACATGGACGATCTGCGCAACACGCTCCAGAAAATCGCTGAGCTGGATCCACTCACAGTATTTCACGAGCCCATCAACATCCGCGCGGACAACGTCGAGCGCATCCGCAGTCACGCCGCGGCGCTCGGAGAGAAGGTCCACACGGAGGTGTTTCGCACGCACGAATCGTGGCGCGGTTACGCGCTTGGACAGATGGGCATGGTGCAACTATTGGCCGCGCAGTGTGGGCTAAGCGCGCGCTTGCATCTCTGGCCGGACAAGTCCCTCGAGCGCGGCGCCACGCCGGCGTTCCGCTATTGGCTCAACGACTGTTGGTCGCGCGTCAGTGAATGGCCACAAGAATGCCACAAGAATGCCACAAGAATGTGAGCACGCCCATCATCCTCGTTATCTCCGTCGCCGAAGCTGAGAAAGCCTCGTACCGCTGTTGTGTCACGCACCGCTTGTTCACGGGTGATCTCGAAGGCAAATGCTCGCGTTGCAACTGCCCGATCTTTTTCCGGCCTGGCCCGCCCTTTTCTCCGCGGAAGGTTTGCCCGAACTGCATGGCCATGATCGTTGACGAAAAGAGTTTTAGCGAATGAGCACGCCCCGTCGCAAAAAACCAAAAGCAGTTAAGTGCCCCAAGTGCGGCTTTGCCCTCATCGGTCACAGCGCACGTGGCCCAAGGGTAGCCTGCGTGATTTGGAGCAAGAAGAAATGAGCGCCGACCTCGAGATCGATCTTCGCGGCATCGAGCACAAATTCTCGGCGAAGGGCGAGCGCGTCTGCGCTGATTGCGGCTTCGACTTTGACGCTAGTGATGCTGCTTTCGAGGATGAAGGCGAAGAACTCAAGATCCCGCTCCTTCTCTGGAAAGACGACGGCAGACTGATGCTCACGCTGTGCTTTCCGTGCGCTCAAAAGCGGACGAAAAACCCGAACGTATGACACCCCACACTTGCGAGGCTGACGGCTGCACGGCCGTGACGATGCCTGACCATCTCATGTGCCGGCCGCATTGGCATTTGGTTCCGCCGGCGCTGAAGAAACAAATCGAGACCGCGCGGCGCGTCGGACATCTCAGGGCCTACGCCAGCGCCAAATCTGAGGCCATTACCGCGGTCAAACTTGCGGAAGAAAAACAACGGTCGCTGGAAGTATTTCGCCAAGGCTTGTGAGCACTCCCGATCAACCTGGGGACGCTGGGGATGAAACCATCGGCGCCGAGTTGCGTTCGACGGCCGCGTACTTCGATGCGATTGAATCGGTGCTAACCGGCCTGCTCATGTTCGATCTGCCCGAGCGCCCGATGAAATTCGTTCTAGCCGTGCTCAGGGAATCATTCCTCACCAAAAGCCGGTGGGTAGTTTTTGAGCGCGGCGACCTGGCGCGAGCCACCGGCATCGAGATCAAGCATCTCAAAGGCATTGTCAGCGATCTTAAGCAATGGGGCGTCATCGCTGGCAGACCGGTCAAAGTCGGCCCGGATCTGGATAGCGTGCGGGATGCGTACATCATCGACGTTGATCTGAAACATTGGCGGGTTTCCACACGCGTTGAAGCCAGCGTGCTCATCGATGTCAGCCGGCGCGCCAAGCATCATTACGACCCGCATCAGGCAGAATTTGATTTTCCGGTGTGCGATCCGGATCAACTGGCGAGCGAGATCGCCGAGGCTAGTTTTGCCAAACTTCTGAATGTACCCGAAGAAGGTACATTTGGCCTTCCCACACCCTTGGAGGGCGATCAGCGTTCAAATGTACCCGAAAAAGGTACATTTGCCCCTCCGCCCCCGCATGAATCGAACGCCAATGTACCCGAAAAAGGTACATCGCACGGCGATTCCAGCGCGGTTTCAAATGTACCCGAAAAAGGTACTGGTGCGTCTTTGGCACCAGTTTTCGACGTAAAGTCGCACCTTTCGAGCTGGCGGGAGCAGCTCAAAACCGGGACGGAAATCCCCGATCCGCCCCCAGCTACAGCTCAAGCTCTAAAGCTAAGCTTAAGCTCTACTTCAAAAGCTCAAGCTGAGCTTTATAGCTCAGCTCAAGCTGAGGAAGTCTGGCAACGCTGGTTGAAGCTCGGTGGGAGGCACGCAAACGACACGAGGATGGTCAGGCAATGGCGCGAGCTGTTCGAGCGCGATCCAGAAGCATTGCGGGCGTTGATTGTCGATTTCGAACGGAACCACGGCAAGACGGCCAACGGCAGACCGATCAGCGATGCGTGGGCATTTTGCTCGAGGCGCGCACGGGAGCGCTTTGGATTGAAGGATCTGAAGGGAGTATGACTTTCGAGATCTGCGAGGAGGACAGGCAATTGCTGCTTTTAGGCCTTGCGGTCCTGGCGATCCAACGGCCTGGGTTTAAGTACGCGTGCGGCGAGGTAGCCAAGAAATATCACGGCGAGCAAATGTTCGAGGATTTCATTCGGTACAACACGCCGGTGAAAAAACAAGAGGGTGTAGGGTGAACTGTGCTAACAGTGCTCATGTGAGCAGCACAGCGAGGGCTATAGGCTGGTTTGTTGAAAAATCATGACGCGGCGGCTAATTCGACACTTGATTCAGTGCGGCTCTTGTCTTCTGGCGGAAAGAAGGCAACGTCGCCCATGCGAGCGCCATTGCCTGCATTTGCCCAAGCCAGACAACAACCCCTCGTCAGTCTAAAGAACGTTCGCGCCCCAGCCGCTTGGGCCTTTCAAAAGTGGTGTTACAAAAAGGCCGCGTCACTGAACCTCACCATCGAGCAGTTCAAAAAGCTACGAGCAGAAAAGCGCATGAAATCGTACTACAAAATCAAACGCGCGGCACAAAAGGCAGGCACAGCGTGAGCATCGAAGCCATTGGCCTGGACAAAGCCATCAGTCTCCTCACAGGGCTACCCAAGCAGATCCGGTACGCCACAGCCCAAGCCCTGAACGACACAGCCAAGGACGTTCAGACATTCACCACGCAGCATTTGCTTCCCGAGAAGTTCACCCTCCGCGGCCGCGGCCGTCGCTGGTTCGAGCCAGGCCAACGATTCGGCTTCAACGTTCAGTTCGCGAACAAAGACCAGCTCGTATCAGTCATAGGCAGCCGCGCTGATTGGCTAGCGCTCCAAGAGCACGGCGGCACCAAACAAGTCAGCGGCCATCGTCTCGCCATCCCCAGGCCCTTTTGGAAAGCCAAGGAGGACATCATCCGTCACGACAAAAAGCCGCGTCAGATCCTCATCGCCAAACTCCGTGCAGATCTTCAGCGCGCGACGGCAAACGTCGCGGCCAGGCGGCAGAGCGGGGCTAAGGGAGAGCTTTTGGCTGCACAGCGTGAAGCCCGCAAGATCAAACGCAGCCTCGCAGCCCACGCAGGGGCAGAGCCGGCATTCGAAGCCAAGATGAAGAGCGGCCGCACTGGCATCTTCGTTCGCGACCAGGCTAAGCACATCCATTTGCTGTTCTCCTACGAGACATCAGCCCACGTCAAGGCCCGCCTGCAATTCGAGCAGCAAGGCCAGCAGGTCGTCGAGCGGACGTACCAAGCTCACTTCACCCATCGCCTCGCGATCGCCATCGCCACGGCCAAATAGCGCACGCTCCCCACGTGTTACCAATACGCTTCCCAGCCCACCCTATTATGCGTCAGGGTCCTTCCCACGGGTGTCAGAGGGGGGATACGCGCAACCCCACTGTTCCGCTAGTCACAGGTTTTTAAAACGCATTTCGTTTCGCAATGAAAGTCCGGGGCGAAATATTTGGAACCCAGCTCTTATGAATGTAAAAAGGCGAACCGCCAAAGCTTCCGAGTGTTTCAAAAACGCCACGGAGTCGCTTGGGACACTGGAAAAGGGTTTTTCCCTTTTTGGTCTGACCCGCGGGCAATTCTCAATGATAGATTTAGTCCTGGCGTGCCTGGATCAGGTCGGGCCAGCCCGCGTGTCGCTCTGGACGTGGTGTATCGCTGAGTACGAAGTCGAATGTTTCGAGCGGCTGCTGATGGACGATAGAATCACCAGCGCGCTGCTGGTGATAGATTCGCAGGCCCGCACGCACAATCGGGAGCTTCTGAAAAAGTGGCAATCTGTACACGGCCCGGACTCAATAAAGTGGGTGGTGAATCACGCCAAAGTCTGCACGGTGCAAACGGCCGCGTTCAAACTGCTGCTGCGCGGCTCGATGAATTTGAATTACAATCCCCGGTTTGAACAATTCGACGTGGACGAAGGGGCATCCCGGCTTCGATCTGATTCGCAAAACTGAGTCCGAACTACCGACGCTCCGCTTTGACCATCCGAACGGAGAGGCGCGCATCGCCACCGGAATAGACAAAGCATTCACGGCGGAGAAACTCAAACCGTTCGCGCAACTGAAAACATGGGCGAAATAAAAACAGCCGCGCTGACTGTCTCTGAACTCGCAGAGCTTAATCCGTGCATCCATCCGGACGTGATAACTGTTTTTGTGGACGCGCTGACTGTGTACCGCGAGGCCTCTGAGAACATCCTTAAGAATGGTGCGGTGACTGGACACCCAAAGACGGGAGCGCCGATAACAAACCCATATATGCCAATCCGCGAGAAGGCGTCGAAAAGCATTTGCCGCTTTCACAGAGACAATCCGCAATTCTACTCGGGCGGGCCGAAGCCAGTCGTTGCGAGTGACGACTTCGATTTGCAGATCGGCTCTTTGCTTGGTGAAACCGCCAGGCCAAAGAAACCACGCACGCGCTCGAAGTGACGCGGCGCGGATCGAGTGAGCCGACGCTCCACGCGCCTGGCTCGCCTGGCTGGTGTGCAAACCCGGCTCGTTGACATCGATATTGCTTCTGTGCTCAATCCCATCCGGTTCTCGCCCGATAAAATCTTCAGGCCTTTGTCCCTCTGTTTTCGGGGACTGTGCAAACCCCCCGCCTCGCTTAGCCAGGTCCGCTCCCATCAAGTAGTCGCCCATGAGCGACGCCGGCACATTCCCCATTGCGATCATCGCCAAAGTTCTCGACCTGGACGATCGTCGCATCCAGCAACTCACGAAAGAAGGGATGCCCAAGGCGTCACGCGGCCGTTACAACCTGGTCGCGTGCGCGAACTGGTACATCCGGTATCTGCGCGCTCGGTCTGTCAATCCCGACTCCAACGCATCCGGCGATGTGAAGGCCTCCCGCAAGCGCCTCCTCGATGCGAATGCTGTGATAGCAGAGATCGACGCTGACGAACGCCGCGGGATACTTGTTCCCGTCGAAGACGTATTGAGCTTCATCGGTGCGTGCTTCGTGTTGATCAAGACCCAGATCGAGGCCTCGGCATTGGCGCCGGCAGAGCAGCGCAAAATTCTCGTGCAGCTCGCCACCCTCGAACATCACGACTTCCGCAGCTCCCAGGCTTCACCGTCCGCTCCCACGCCGGCGCCCGCATAAGCTCCACGCTCCACGGCCTTCACGCTTCACGCTCCCCACGCTTTGACGCTTTCAAAACTCTTCCGTCTCTTCGAGCCACGCGAACAGCTCACCGTCACGCAATGGGCCGATCGTTACCGCTGGTTATCCAAAGAAGCCCACAGCACCGGCGGCAAATACGACAGCGCCTTCGCGCCATTCCAACGCGAGCCGATGGATAGCGCCAACGACTGCACCGTTACGAAGACCGTCCTCATGTTTGCCAGCCAGCTCACCGGCAAAACAGAAATCGCCAACAACGTTATTGGGTTTCACATCGATTGGCGGCCGTCCCCGATCCTTGTAGTCCAGCCCACGCAGAAACCGATGGGCGAGGCCTGGAGCAAAGACCGGCTCGTGCCAATGATCCGCGACACGCCGCGGTTAAAAGGATTGGTGGCCGGCGCCAAGAGTCGCGACAGCGGAAATACCATCTTCCACAAAAGCTTTCCTGGCGGACACGTCTCGATCGGCGGAGCCAACTCCCCGAGCAACCTGGCATCGCGCCCGATCCGCGTTGTGATACTGGATGAAGTAGATCGTTACCCCGTGACCGCCGGCAAAGAAGGCAACCCGTGTGAATTGGCCATCAAGCGGACCGAGACATTTCCAGACGCCGTCGTTTTCGAAATCGGATCGCCAACTATCAAAGGCGCCTCGCGCATCGCTTCCAGTTTCGAGGCCAGCGACAAGCGGTACTTCTTCGTGCCCTGCCCTAAGTGCAGTTATTTCCAGACCTTGAAATGGTGCAATGTCCTGTTTTCCTTTCCAATCCTGGGTGGAACGGGTGACCCGCCTGGAAGCTCCCCGGCCAC